TTGATAAAATGTCTTTCCCTTTTGAGAAAACCTTTTTTCCTTTTGATTTGCTTTTTGATAAAATGTCTTTCCCTTTTGAGAAAACCTTTTTTCCTTTTGATATACCTTTTGATAAAATGTCTTTTCCTTTTGAGAAAACTTTTTTCTCTTTTGATATACCTTTTGATAAAATGTCTTTCCCTTTTGAGAAAACTTTTTTCCCTTTTGACACAAGTAGTTTATTTTTTGATACAAGGGTTTTACCTTTTGATTTAAAACTAGCAAGTATTTTTTTGTCTTTTGAAATAACAGCTTTAACCTTAGTAATTTGAGATTTTATATTTTTCAAAGATTTGGTTTTGCTTTTTAATGCATCAAGGCTCTTTAATTTATTTCTAGCTTCTAAAAGTTTTTGCGCAATACGTATGCCAGTAGCCACGCCGCTTAGTGCAGGGTTTACTGCAACACCTACTTTTATAGCAATTTTGGCAACTTTTATCAAGTTTTTTTTATTCACAAATTTTTTCAATCCCAAGTTTCTTGCATCAGTTTCATTATCTAGATAAGTTTTATTATATAAAACTAAATTTTGCGATTCTATATGTGTGCTGTTACATATTCTTGCAAATATTCCAAATATTAAAAATAGCGCATTGAATAACATTTGGACTGCTATTATATAAAGTAACAAGATATTTTTATATATATTTTTCATGCATCCAATTATTTAGAAATTTACCTTCATATAATATATATTTATGCGCCATGAAGAAAACAACCTCATCAATGATGATGAAACTTTTTTTTCATGGAGACATGATACTGCATTTAAACTAGTTAAAAAAAAGGTATCATTTTCAAATAAAAACACAATTCATATAATTGAAAATAGAGAAGATATTGGGTGGCATTCTTTTAATATGCATATGAATGATTATCATTATGCTTACATACGCAACGAGTTTCAAAAAGAATATAATACGTTTATAAGGTTTAATCCAAATTTTCATTACTATATAAAATCAAAGGATGAACTAGTTGTTCACATTTGTGACTTTAATGAAAAACTTGCTCTAACAAAAAAGTTTGGTAAAGAAATAGAAACCCGTTAAGAAAGCCAGTTTGATTTTACAAAACGCTTAAAAAGAAAATATGAATTATATATACAGAAAATGTATACATTATTCTACATTTTGAGTTTTTGTTTTGTACTTGCCACAACTAATGCTGGCGCTAGTACTAGAGAATCATTTATAGATAATGATTTGGCCGGGTTTACATCATTTATCGAGAGATTTGAAAAGAAGTATTCCGATTTAAAACAATTTGAAGAAAGATTTGCCATTTTCAAAGAGAATATTAAAAAAATTATTACACATAACGCCGATAAATCGCAAAATTTTACAATGGGAATAAATCAATTTGCAGATTTGACGGCGAACGAGTTTAAACAAGAATATGTTAGTGGTTATACAAATTTAGGAAAATCTGTTTGCGGTGTTTTCAAAACAATTAGTCCTTTACCTAAAGCGATTGATTGGAATATGAACGGAGCTGTTACGGATGTTAAGGACCAAGGCCAATGCGGTTCGTGTTGGGCGTTTTCAGCAACTGGCGCGATTGAGGGTGCGTGGAAAATTAAAACCGGTAAGTTGGTTAGTTTATCCGAACAGCAATTGGTCGACTGCTCAAAAACCTATGGTAACCTAGGATGCAAGGGTGGACTAATGGAAAATGCCTTTACCTACGTAGTTGACTTTGGTATATGTAGTGAAAATTCTTACCCGTATAAAGCGGTTGGCGGAACTTGCAGTATTAATAATTGCGAAGTTGCTGCAAAAGTTAGCGATTGCAAAGACGTTGCACCTAATGATCAACTAGCGTTAGCGTCGGCAGTTTCTATGGGACCTGTATCTATTGCCATTGAAGCAGATACAAGAATTTTTCAATTATATTCTAGTGGCGTAATAACTAGCACTACATGTGGAACTAACTTGGATCATGGTGTTTTGATAGTTGGATATGGAGTTGAAAATGGAATCAATTATTGGTTAGTAAAAAATTCTTGGGGTAAAAGTTGGGGAGACAATGGATATGTTAAAATAGAGAGAAGCGAGAGTTCTAATGACCCTGGTATTTGTGGAGTGGCTATGCAACCTTCATTCCCTATTGTATAAGTTTAAGGTCTTTTATTATTTTCCGAAAATATAATAAAAGTATGTTTCGTCGTGTTTTACCAATAGTTAATAGTGTTGTATCAATAACGGCGCTAACATATCAAGTTAAAGTAATGAATCCATCTACCAAAGAGATTAGTGCAAAAATAGATAAACTGGACTCAAAAATAAATAAAAAATAGATAATGTTAAGGTTTTTTGGCTCTACCTTTTCTAAAGGTAGATTCAGATTTGGCTCTACCTTTTCTAAAGGTAGATTTCTAAAGGTAGATTTAAAATTCAAACTCATACTCTACATAGCGTTTGACCTCACACTTCAGTAAATTGAAAATTATTCCTTTCATCTTACTTAGTGTTGCATCGTCTCGATAGCTCAATGCATTTACTTTGGCAACAAGCTTAGTGAAAGTTTGTTGCCATTTATCATTATATTTGATTTTCTCGTAATATTTTTGCTGCCACTTTGTTAGTTCAGTCTGAACCTTTCTATCAATGTAATAGAGAAACGATACTACTTGGTCTTTTTGCATTTCCGTCCAAGTTTTTGTTGCGTCATCATAGCTATAAAAGGTATTTTGTTTTTCTTTAAACGCATAAATAGGAAGATTATTCTCTTTTTTGAAATACTCTTCAAAAACTGATGTAAGCGTTTTTAACATATTTGATTCCTCCAATAAGTTGATATGTTTTTCTGATAATATTATGGAGTCAAAGAATTGGGCAAAAGACAGAGTGGGGGTTACGTTTGCGTTTAGCCACTCAACAATATTTATTTTTTTTTTTGATTTATCTACCCATTTTTGCATCGTGTCAACCTTCTCTTCCAACCTACTATTTTTAATTGCTAAAATGCCAACTAGTTTCACCAAGTCTTTATAACTTGGGAGATCACATCCCTCTTCTTCGCTTTTAGTTTTTTGCAATAGCTCACATAACACAGAGTGATTTTGGTAAGCTGTTTTTTGTGAATATTTTTTATGACAGGACTTGCAGTTATAACTCATGATGCTATTTTTAATTATTTAATTATTTAATTTTGAGTCAATTTTAATTCAATTTTTTTATCTTTGTTGTAAATTAAATTAAATCATAATATATATAAAATGACTTCTATTTGGAATACTGATTATACAAAAGGAATAATAGATGTTGAGGACCAGAAACCTCAGGCAACTCCTTTGAATAGAACTGCGCTAGTACAGGTTTCTGGTATGAATTCTTATAATAATATATATAATAACTTTTTTTATTATCGTTTACGAAGTTGTGACACGAATTTAACGTCAAGTACACCTTCTGCTCAATATCAAAAACAGAAAATTATTCAAAAAACTGTACGGGTTGATTCTTCGCAATACACTATGAATTTAGCATCATTGGCGGGTTATCAAAATCCTAATAAAAGAAATGCGTATGTACCTTGGAATCAAATGAGCGATCGTGCGGAACCAGCAAAACAAAAAGCTAATCCAAATGGTGGTAATACAATTGGTGGCAATAGTACAAGACGCTCTATTACCCGTCTTCGACCGGGTTCAATGTCACCGGGAGGTATTGGTTGTGATATTAAACATAACTCTTACGAAAGATATTTAAATCGTCTCAAAGGTAAAGCACCTCTTAGACGCGGTGTTGTTCCTTCTAATTTTGGAGTTGAAATAATACCATTCAATCGCGCGTTCCCAGTGTATGGAGACAAAGTTATGAAAACATCTATTGTTTCTGGATGCAATTGTCCAATTACAAAAAAAGGAAATGATTATAAAAAATTATATCAAAATAACCCGAATCAAAACTACGATTTTAATATTCCATATAACTTTTTTGTTGGTCAACAAATTATTGTTATTGTTGATGGTCTGCAGGAGTTTGCAGTTATAACCGAAGACTTAGGCAATGGTAACTTTATAGTTCAATTTTCAAATGGTGACAAAGTTACTTCCAACAAAAGTAACTTTATTATTTACAATAAGTGCAATGGTGCGCCAGGAGTTAAGTTTAGTAATAATTCTATGAACCCTGGGGGTAGTTTTGTAGACCAATATAAAGGCCCCAATAATGTTGTTGCTTGTCAAAAATTAAATGGAGTTATTTCAAATATAAAAACTGATATGGTGTTCTTTCCAGAATTAAACGATTCTATACCTACAAATGGTACCATACCCAATATTCAAATTTTTAGAGATGATGGAATAAGATACACAAATGGAATGCCAATTCAAGTTAATTTATAATTTAGTAGATGTTTTTAAAAAAATATCTTTTGTAGTAGTATAAAATGCCGGCGATGAAGATGGTAATTCAAACACCTTCCAATAGAATTCCTGTTCAAAAGACTGCAAAGAATAACAATAACATAAGACAAATGCCTAGGTTAGCAATTTCTGGTGCAATGATTGGAAGAATTCAATTTTCCAAGTCAGGTTGCAGCTCTTGCGGTCACTAATTTCAACCTTTAGAAAAAGTTTAAGAGCCAAGTTCACTACAATTTTGAAAAATGGTTGTAATGTATTTATGTTGTATAAATTAATAATATTTTTATACAATATAAGATGATGAATTATCAGAATCCTTCTTATCCTTCTGGGTTGACAAATCGTTCAAATTTTTATAAATCATTGTTCAATGCAAATGATTTGGCATACAACAAGCCATATAATAACTGCACTAATACACTATGCTATACTTATAGTAAAAATTATATATATAAACCTCATAGTGCATATGGAATGGTTGGCACATCGGCAGCTGGTTATCTTGGAAGAAGAAATAGGCTATAATGCTACCTTTAAAAAAGGTAGCGCCAAAATTCCACTTTTGAAAAAAGTGGAGCAAAATTCCACTTTTGAAAAAAGTGGAGCAAAATTCCACTTTTGAAAAAAGTGGAGCAAAATTCCACTTTTGAAAAAAGTTTAATTCACTAACTTGCAAAGCCAAAGCTTAATTCAGTTTTTTGCCCTTAGTCGGTTGTTTTGTGGAACCAATGATAGAAGAATAGCTTTTGCAATCTGTTCTCCAGTTATACTTTGCGTTATTAGGCCAGTTTATTTGTCCCGCACCTGGCGCGCCCAAAGGTCTACCTTTCGCTGATCCTCCATATCCACCTATAGTATTTTTATCTCCAGGCGTGTCACCACTTGGATTACCTTGATCACTTAATGGTTTTCCATTTAGTGTTCCAGTATTTTTAATATGTCCATTTTGACAGGGTTCGTGGAAAGTTTTCATATATTGAACTCTTTGTTGTTGGTAGCGTTTTTTTGCTGCTTGACAGCGTGAATTACACGACCCATTTTTAACTTGGCCACTATAGTAGCGCTGGTTAAGTTGAGAACTTGTATATTTTTTAACATTATTGGCTTTGTATGTTTTTTTTGCCAATGCGAGTTGATATCTATCACGACCTTGTTGACACCGCTTATTGCATGGTATTTTTGCTGAACATCGGGAGTTGCACTTTTCTGAAATTGCTGAACCTCTTGCTAGTTTAGATCGTGAATATTGTTTGCGATAATTGTGGTCTGTTTTTGCGTGTAATATAGCACTTGTAATTCTGCGAAGTGCCTGCGTAATTTTTGTTCCATCATATACATTTATGTTTCCAACAAGCTTATATAAATCAGGTTCATAAATACTTTTGGCAAAGATAGGTAGCAACATAATAAGTGTAAACTTCATGACTATATTATACTTTTGGAAAAAGTAAAAGAAACAAATCAATTTTTTATAAAGTTTTAGCGGGGAACCCAGGTTTAACTACGTTGCCACCCGCTACTCAGAATCCGGCAAAGCCGGATTCCTTAACCCTCCTGCCCTTCGGGAAAGAAAAGCCCTTACCATTTTCAATAACAACTTTTATTTATTGAAAATTAACGTTTTTAATACAGGCATAACGCTATAAAGTTTATAGTAAACTACTTATTATTTTGTGTAACATTCCATTATCGCGCATTCTTTTTAAGTTAAAATCTTTTTGTTTTGTAATAAAAACATTTTGATAGTCACTTACGCGGGTTAAATGCGAAATATGATGCGGATCGTTCGGGTTTTTAACACTTAAGTCTCCAAAAAGGTAATATTTTGTACTATTATTAATATAAGGATGGAGGTCTCTATATTTTTCATCAATATCTTTATCACGACGAATTGTCTGCGGAATAAAAGCTAAAACATTTTTAACTTTTAATAAAGATCCAAATAAAATTGCTGCATAACCACCAGATGAAACTCCTAAAAATAAAACATTTTTATATCCTTGTATTTGTTTTTCTAAGTACGATGCGGTTTCTTCAATATTTTTAGAAATACCAACTATTCCTTCATGATAAGATGTCTTATTTTTATCTATATAAAACTGACGATCAATATTATTAAAATTTTTTTCAAAAAAGTTTACAAATTCAAATCGTGGTATTCCGCCAAAAACTATATCGTGACCTGCAAAAGATACTACAAGTGTTTCAGGGTCATTGCCTTTTATAATAAATGACGATTCATTTATTATGTTCATCTCAACTTTATATATAATATATATATATATAAATATGTATATATCTATACCATCATTAAAAAATTATGTTTGTGTAAACATACTTTTAGTTAGTCTGGGTCTTTATCAACAAATGTCTATTTCATACTATGAAAAATTTTTCTTTGAAAATTTTATAACTAGTTTTTTTTTGATTTTGACTATTTTTTTAAGTAGAAATTATTTGCTTTTGAACTTTATTCAATACGGAACAAAAAATAAACCTAAAATACATTCAGATATACCAAAGGAAGACTACTTTGGCGAGTTTAATATAAATATTTTAACAACAACATCTATAGAATCTGCTACGCATCTTTTAATCAAAAAAGTATTTGTATTTCATGTTATAAATTTGAATATTTGTCAAGAAATTTTATATTTTATATCAGTATCATTTTTGTTTGAAGTTCTTTTTGACCTATTCCATTATATAGGACATCGAATATTGCATAATGAAATGTTTTATAGATTTCTACATAAAAAACATCATAAATTCTGTCACCCGAGCGCAATAACAACATTTTATCAAGACCCAATTGATTTAATACTTACAAATTCTATTCCAACAATAATGGCATTATATTTAATTCCTTCTATTTCTTATACGCAATTTAATGTTCTCATAGTTTATAAAAATTTTATTGAGATAAGTGGCCACTCTGGTAAATGGTCTTATCCTACAAGTTCATTTATACAATTTATGTGGTTACCAAAATTATTACAAATAGAATTATACACAGAAGATCACGACTTACATCATTCTTTAAATAATTGTAACTATTCAAAACGATTTGCGCTTTGGGACAAAGTTTTTAAAACCTATAAAACTCACAAACATTTAAAAAAAAATTGAAATGACATATAAATGCATTAATCTAAAACAAAAATACAATGTCTACCCGTGTTGGAGCTGATGAACTAATAGAAATTTTACTGAATGTCGTTCCGGAAGACCAGGTTGAGTTTCGAGAAAAACTTGAGGAACTTAAAAAAGATTGGAAAGATAATAAGTGGAATATTGCTCCCGAGTTGAGAGCAAATGATGAATACTGGTTACCTGTTGGTAATATTTTAGAAGAATATGCTGGCGCCCTTGATACAGACTGGAAGCTTAGATTGCGTAATATCTATTGTAGTGGTGCAATTTCTTCGGAAGAAAAGAAAAACTAATATCGTCTGTTTGCTTTTGATTTTGTTCTAATATTTGGACCACGCCTCCTGCGGGTTTTCACCTTTGATGATGGGTCTCGTGACGAAGATTCGTCTGCTTGTACTTTTGTTTTTTTTGATTTTTTTTCAGTTTCTTCTAATTCTTCAAGTTCGTCTAAATCTTCTTCTCTATCATTCGAATCTGAAAGTATGTTGCCCATAATAATATAAATGTTCATTTAATTCATATTATTTAAACTCATTAATGCGTTTTAATTTTTTAACTTTATATATATATAAAAATGATTCCAAAAAATGGAAGTAAATATTTAGTAACCATCGTCTATAGTGTTATTTTTTCTATACTTTTGTATTTTTTATTATATAACTTACCCGTTCGGGAAGGAATGTCCGATTCTTGGAATCCAATGAGTATAATAGGCCTTACTCTATTTTTGCTAATTTTTGCTGTAATTGTTCCGCTGGCTGGATTTGGTCAATTAGATAAGTTTAGCATGATTTTGGCGGCAATTGTTGTTTTTGTATTAGCATTTGTAGCATTTATGGTTAAATAATTAATATTTTATTTATATTATATATAATGCATTCGTTGATTTCATCTATTCTTCCTGCGTTATTATTTTTTATACTTAGTCCGGGAATCTTAACAAGAATACCTAAAAACGGAAGTAAGTATTTTGTGACCTTTGTTCATAGTATTATTTTTGCTATACTTTTGCATTTTTTATTGCGTAACCTACCTATTCGTGAAGGTTTAACTTATGATGAAACATCAATAGTCATCTGGGTTTGTATAATACTTGGCGTAATTTTATCTTTTTTTGTACTTTCTTCATTTTCATCAAATAAACAAGACATTTATTAATAAAAATAGAAATGCAAAGTAAAGAACTTTATTACTTGAAGATAATGGATCTATGTTTTCAAAAAATTCTGATAAGCAATTACTATAACTTTTATATCTGTATATAATAAAATGCATTCGTCTATTCTTCCTGCGTTATTATTTTTTATACTTAGTCCAGGAATTTTAACAAGAATACCTAAAAACGGAAGTAAGTATTTAGTGACCTTTGTTCATAGTATTATTTTTGCAGTGCTTTTGCACTTTTTAATGCGTAACTTACCCATCTATGAAGGTATGATGAATAATAATGAGATATTACTTCTTATAGTAGAGGGAATGGTAGGGGTAACAATAGTTGCGTGGTTTCTTTTTTGGTTTTTTTATCCTAAACGCGAATAAATAGCGGGGAACCCCGGTTCCCCCGCTCGCCCCCTCCCGCCCTTCGGGGAGGCAAAGACCTTACCATTTTCAATAACAACATTCATTTATTGAAAATTAACTTTTTTAATCCAGGCTCCCGGTG